ATGTTAAAACAGGTAAAAAATGTGGTAGGTCGGGTGTATCGGAAAGTGGTAGACCTTATCCTGCGTGTCGTCCCAAAAAAGTGGCGAGTAAAATAAGTAAAAAAGAAGCAGCTAAGAAAACAGGACCAGGACGTGTCGCTTGGTCTACAACAGCATCAGGAAAGAAAAGAACATGAAGAAGATGAATCCAGGCATGGCAGCTCTTAAGAAAAAAGCTCCAGCCGTAGCTAAGAAGATGGGATACAATAAGGGTGGTATGCCTGACTTTAAAGCGTGTCCAGATTGCCCTAGCCCAGCTAAGTGTGCTAAACAGGGTTGTCAAAAAGGTAAGACTAAAATGTCGTATGGTGGAATGGCTAAGAAACCTATGAAGATGAATAGAGGCGGTTACTGTGGTGCGTCTAACCCAGCGTCTAAACCTATGAAAAAAGGCTAGACTTATGAAGGTTTATGAAAAATATAAAGATGCTCTAGAGAAGCACGGCTACACAGTAGATGTAGATGGTTGTGTTTGGGATGAGCGTGGCAATCAAGCGGCTATAGAAGATAGATTTGGTAATGCTTTTTGTAATGATCCAAATGTAACAGAAATTTGTAGAGCCGCTGAAGTTACTAAACCTAAGGCTAAGAAAAAGTCTAAAGCTCCTGAGGGTAAGAAACGTGCACGTACAGCTAAAGGTCACTATGTTAAGGATGATCCTAACACACCAGAGAATGAAGCGTGGGTTGATGAGTAATGAGCTTAGTTAATCAGGGCAAATCCTCACGTATGCGTTCTGTATACGGTCACAATACTGGTACAAGCATAGAAGATGTATATGTTTGTCCAGCTAACTGTGTTTCTGAAGTAACCTTTATCCATATAGTTAATGGTGAAAGTAGTGGAAATAATACAATTGATATAACTTGGTACGTAGCCGCTGATACCTATACCTCAAAGTTTTTAAACGATAAAACTATTTCACACAATGACTCAGTTAGCCATAGCAATATAGATCTAGTACTTCAAGCAGGGGATAAAATACAGGTAACCCCTTCTATTGCTGGTCACATTGATACTATTGTTACAGTAACTGAAACCTTTATACCTGTAGGTTAACGGGTATGCATAAACAGGTGTACTAAGTAATCACTAAATAAGTATAACTATCTCCGCACACAAACAAAGGAGATAGTGATGCTAAACTTTTTACAACGCGGCTTTAGGGCTGTACAAAGAACACAACAAGCAAGGGCTGATCTTTGGTTACTTAACAATATGAGTGACAGAGATTTACACGACATAGGCATTAGCCGTGGCGAGATAAGAGAGCATATATATGGCGAGAAATCTAACCGAAAAACAAAACAAGTTTCTTGAAGTACTATTCGATGAGGCTAATGGTGATGCTGTTGCAGCTAAAAGGTTGGCAGGTTACGGGGACAGCAGCAGCACTACAGCTATTGTTGAATCCCTAAAGGATGAGATAGGCGAGAAGACTCGTACTTATTTTGCCCGTACTGCCCCTAAAGCTGCAGTTGCTATGGTAGGTGCTCTTTCTGATCCTACTGAGCTAGGCATAAAAGAAAAAATGGTTGCAGCAAAAGACTTGCTAGACCGCGCTGGACTTGGTAAAGTAGATAAAGTGGATGTCACATCAAGCGGTGGCATCTTCTATCTACCACCAAAAGAAGGCACAAACGAATAAGTATTCCAACAAGAGACCTAGGATTCTGGCAATTACCAAAGCCAACCAAAGGCAAAGAAAAAGAGTGGCACACAATAGTTCGTGTTACAACAAAGATACCTTGGGGGTATGTCCTAGCTCCAGACAATGATAGGCTTCTGATACCTGTCCGTCTGGAGCTTGAAGCTTTAGATCTTGCAAAGAGACATCTTAAGCAGTATAGTTATCGTGCAGTAGCACAATGGCTGAGCAAAGAAACAGGTCGCTATATATCTCATATGGGACTAAAGAAGAGAATCGAAGTTGAGCAAAGACGTAGAAAAGCATCTGCTATTAAACGCAAGCTTGCCAAGTGGCTCGAAGAAACCCTTGAGGAAATCGAAAAGCTCGAAACCCAAGGTGTCGGAGCCTACAGAGATTCCAGTACAGGTAGTTGAACAAATAGAAATTACTAGAGATACTGTTCCAGCACAGGCTGTTGCTCCTGCGTATGATGAGGAGTTAGCACAAGATATAGTGTTTAAGCCTAACCCTGGCCCCCAGACCTCGTTTCTAAGTTCATCAGAGAGAGAAGTATTATATGGCGGCGCAGCTGGTGGAGGTAAATCATATGCTATGTTGGCTGATCCTCTACACGGACTAAACGATCCTAACTTCTCAGGATTGCTTGTACGTCATACTACAGAAGAACTTAGAGAGTTAATACAGAAGAGTCAAGAGTTATATCCTAAAGCTATACCGGGTATCAAATGGTCAGAACGTAAGTCACAGTGGACTTCACCTAGGGGTGGTAGACTCTGGATGTCTTACTTGGATAAAGATACTGACGTTACTAGATACCAAGGACAGGCTTTTAACTGGATAGGCTTTGACGAACTTACACAATGGTCGAGTCCCTACGCTTGGGACTACATGAGATCACGTTTACGTAGCTCAGCAAAGAACTTAGGTTTGTACATGAGAGCTACTACCAACCCAGGAGGTAGCGGTCACCAGTGGGTTAAGAAAATGTTTATTGATCCTGGACCATCTAATGAGCCGTTCTGGGCTACTAATGTTGAAACAGGTGATACAATTACATACCCTGTTGGACACAGTAAAGCAGGACAACCCTTGTTCAAACGTAGGTTTATACCTGCATCATTGTTTGACAACCCATATCTTGCTGAGGCAGGTGACTATGAAGCGATGCTATTGTCACTACCAGAACATCAAAGAAAGCAACTCTTAGAAGGTAACTGGGATATTAATGATGGAGCCGCTTTCCCAGAGTTTGACAGAACCAAACATGTCATTGACGCTTTTGAAGTTCCCGAAAGCTGGGCTAAGTTTAGAGCTTGTGACTACGGCTACGGATCTTATACAGGAGTTATCTGGTTTGCTGTTGCACCAGACGAGCAACTCATTGTTTATAGAGAGCTATATTGTTCTAAGGTTACAGCTACAGATCTAGCTGATATGATTTTAGACTTAGAGAAAAAAGATGGTGGTATGAGATACGGGGTGCTAGACTCTTCTTTGTGGCACAACCGTGGCGACACGGGACCATCACTAGCTGAGCAAATGATTATGAAGGGTTGTCGATGGCGGCCTTCTGATCGGTCTAGGGGTTCGCGTGTCGCAGGTAAAAACGAAATACATAGGCGGCTACAAGTTGATGAGTTTACTGAGAAGCCTAGATTAGTATTTATGAATAACTGCACAAACACTATAGCGCAGATACCAAGCATTCCTCTGGATAAGAGAAACCCAGAAGATGTAGACACTCACGCAGAGGATCACTTATACGATGCTTTGCGTTACGGTGTTATGACACGTCCACGCAGCAGCATTTGGGATTTCAACCCAGCAACACAACGCACAGGCTTTCAAGCTAGTGATACAACATTCGGGTATTAATAAATGGCAGAACAAGAAGAAATGTTTGAAACAGATGAAGTCGTAGCTGCAGAAAACAGTACGGATAAAATCTTTGAAGAAAAATCTAGTGTAGTAGCTTTTGTACAAGAGAGATACAATCGAGCAGAAGATGCACGTTACTCAGATGAACAACGCTGGTTAAAAGCTTACCGAAACTATAGGGGCTTATACGGCAAGGATGTACAGTTTACCGACACTGAAAAGTCTCGCGTATTTGTTAAGGTTACTAAGACTAAGACACTTGCTGCATACGGTCAGATTGTTGATGTACTATTTGGTAACAACAAGTTCCCACTATCAGTTAACCCTTCTGTATTACCTGATGGTGTAGCAGAAGCAGTACATATTAATATAGATCCTAAGGCTCAAGCTGCAGGTGATGCACTTAAACCTGTGACTGAAGATAAACCTTCTAGTTCTTATTTGCTCAACGGTGATACTTCTCTAAAACCTGGTGAGACCCTTATGGACTTACAGGCACGAATGGGTGGTTTAAAAAGTAAGCTAGAAGCTGTATCAGATAAGATTATTGAGGGTGATGGCACTACACCATCTACTGTATCGTTCCACCCAGCTATGATTGCAGCTAAGAAGATGGAAAAGAAAATCCATGACCAGCTACAAGAATCAGGTGCATCAACACACTTACGCTCTATGGCGTTTGAGATGGCGCTACTAGGCACAGGTGTTATGAAGGGTCCTTTCGCAGTAGATAAAGAATATCCTAACTGGAATGATGAGGGTGAATATGATCCTCTAGTAAAGACAGTACCTGAGTGTAGCCATGTTTCTTCTTGGGATTTCTACCCAGACCCAGAAGCTAAGTCTATGAATGATGCAGAATATACTGTTGAACGTCATAAGATGTCACGTACACAATTACGTTCTTTAAGAAGTCGTCCATACTTCATGTCTGATTCGGTTCAGCTGGCTGTAGATAAAGGGCCTGACTACATACAGAAATACTGGGAAATGACTATGGAGGACGATGATACACAACCATCCTCTGAGCGTTGGGAAGTACTAGAGTTCTGGGGTTACGTAGACATTGAACTACTTGAAGAGCATGGTGTTAATATACCCAGCGAACTAAAAGAATTAGATGAGGTTAACTGTAACGTATGGGTATGTAATGGTGAAGTACTACGATTTGTACTGAACCCATTCAAACCTACTCGTATTCCTTACTATGCAGTTCCTTACGAGCATAACCCTTACAGCTTCTTTGGTGTAGGTATTGCTGAGAATATGGATGATACACAGACATTAATGAATGGCTTTATGCGTATGGCTATTGACAATGCTGCACTATCTGGTAATCTTATTATAGAAGTAGACGAGACCAACTTAACACCGGGACAAGACTTATCTGTATACCCGGGCAAGGTCTTCCGCAGGGCTGGGGGTGCACCAGGACAAGCCATCTTTGGTACTAAGTTCCCAAATGTTGCTCAAGAGAATATGCAACTATTTGATAAGGCACGTGTACTAGCAGATGAAAGTACTGGCTTCCCTAGCTTTGCTCATGGTCAAACAGGCGTATCAGGCGTTGGGCGTACAGCCTCAGGTATTAGTATGCTTATGTCTGCTGCCAACGGTTCTATCCGTACAGTAGTTAAAAACGTTGATGACTATTTACTACGCCCACTAGGTAAAGCATTCTTCTCTTTCAACATGCAATTTGACTTTGATGAACAAATACGTGGTGACTTAGAAGTACAAGCATCAGGTACAGAAAGCTTAATGGCTAACGAAGTAAGATCCCAGCGCTTAATGCAGTTCTTACAAGTAGCACAGAATCCAGTACTAGCTCCTTTTGCTAAGATGGATTACATTATACGTGAGATTGCTAAGTCTATGGATCTTGATCCTGATAAGGTTACTAACTCTATGGCAGACGCTGCTATCCAAGCTGAGATCCTCAAAGGCTTCCAGCAACCAGCACAGCCTCCAGAAGCACCTGAGGGTGTACCTGCACCAGAGGGGGGCGAACAAGCGCCACAGACTCCTCAGGGAGGCGTACAGGACACATCTGGTGGTGGAGGTGGACAAATAGGTATGGGTACAGCACCAGTTCCAGGCGAACAAGGATTTAGTGGTAATGTCGCTTAAGGGTTTTGTAAACAATCAGATATCGTGGGAATCGTTTCTCTCTGAGTTAGAGGAGCGTATTTCTACACAACATCGTAGTATGGAAACTGTTACAGATACTGCTGAACTATACAGGCATCAAGGTGCTATACGTGCGCTACGTCAACTTCAATACTTGAGGGATAAAGTAAATGGATGACTTAGATAATCAAACTGAAGAAATGTTTCAAGGTGGAACTACAGATCAATGGCGTGATTATGCAGATTCATTACAGGTTAATATTCCTGAGATATCTATAAAGGATGCAACTACTTTTGTTGCTAGTATGACACCTATTATTGGTGATGCTATGGCGGCTAAAGAAGTCTATGATGAACTACAAAAGGTTAATCCTAATTACTATTTAGCTGGTGCTTTAGGTGGAGCTGCTATTGTAGGTCTTATTCCTGGAATAGGAGATGCCGCTGCTAAAGCTATAAAGAATGGTGCTAGAGAAGTATTTGATGTAGCTAAGCGTGTAAAAATAAAACCCAATAAAAGAATTGATTATGGTGTATCAAAGACAGGTGTACCTCAGATAAACATGATTTCAGACACACCAGCAGGTGTATTTGATAAAACTGTAACACAGTCTGCTGTGGATCTTATGGACGAACCTGCTTTTGGTGAAGGCTTTTCACGTAGGTTAGAAAAAGTTGCTCAGGAAAATAGTATAGGAGCAGGTGATACTACGTTTATGCCTATGCAAGTTTATTCAGAATTAGCAGACCGAGTAAAGAGTAAAGACTTTAAAGTAGTACCTAGCAAAACTAAAAAAGTTTCACGTACAGAT